GTCTAAAGTCTTTGCAAGGCATTAGTACTTGGTGTTTAGATGAGAGCGAAGAATTAATTGATGAGGATATTTTTGATACCATAGACTTAAGTATTAGAGAAAAGGGAATACAGAATAGAATTATCTTAGTATTAAATCCTGTAACGAAAGAGCATTGGCTTTATAAAAGGTTCTTTGAGGACAAAGGAGTAGAGGGTGGTTTTAATGGCGTTAAAGGGAATGTATGCTATATACATAGTACATACTTAGATAATAAAGAAAATCTCTCTACGAGCTTCCTAGAACGTATTAAGAGCATTAAGCACAATAACTTTAAGAAGTACACGCACAAAATTTTAGGGGGGTGGCTTGACAAGGCAGAGGGGGTGGTATTTGATAATTGGAGTATAGGAGAATTTAATCCTGATAATCTACAAACTTCTTGTGGAATGGATTTTGGTTTTAGTATAGACCCTGACAGTCTTACAGAAGTAGCTATAGACAAGAAGCATAAGAAGATATATTTAAAAGAACATATATATCAAAATGGGTTAAAATCTCACGAACTAGCTAAGATAGTTTTAGATAAAGTAGGGCAAAGCCTGATAATAGCTGATAGCGCAGAACCTAGACTTATTGCAGACTTGAAACACTTAGGGGTTAATATCAAAGCTGTTAAAAAAGGAACTATTGAAAGTGGAATAACCAGAATGCAAGACTATCATTTAATAGTAACACCTGAAAGCACTAACATAGCTAAAGAGCTGAATAATTATTGCTATCTATCTAAGGGGTCAAAATTATATATAGACAATTACAATCATTCAATAGATGCAATCCGCTATAATATCATCTACCACTTAGACAATCCTAATGCTGGGAAGTATTTTGTACACTAAAAAAAGGAGCTACCTAAGTTTGAATGAGAAAAACAAATTATAAGCAACTCCTTTTAATAAGAAAGAATATGAAGAACGCTACAATAATACAAACTTTAAACTAAATAACAACTATTTCTATTATATAATATACTATGAAAGTAAAAATTAAGAAAGACGGAAAGAAAAAGACGTATAACACAATCAACTCTTGGGAAGATGTTACTCTTGAAAAATGGATAGCTTTAACAGGTTTATCAGAAGGGAGCAAAACAAAAGAGGCTGAAGAAACAATAGTTATGCTATCTGATATTCCTAGAAAGGTAGTAAAGGAATTATCATTAAGAGATGTTGCTGTTATACTAGGTAAGATGGGGGGGCTACAAAGTGAGCAAGATACGATATTAAAAAAGATAATTGAAATAGAGGGTACGGAATATGGGATGCACCCTGACCTTTCAGAAATTACTTTAGGTGAGTATGCCGATATTGAAACAATGATAAAGGAAGGTATTGAAAAGACCTTGCCTGAATTAATGGCGGTGCTTTTTAGACCTATTGTAGCGAAAGAGAATGATGTATATGATATTGAAGCCTATGATGGTAAGATTAAAATAAGGGCGGAGGTAATGAAGAAGATGTCAGCAAGTCAAGTGCAAAGTGCGCTGGTTTTTTTTTACGCTTTCGTGATGATGTTCTTACAGACTATGCAATTATTTTTGGCGGAACGAACACAGGAAACGAAAACATTGTAGATGGAGACTTTGCAAGTAAGTGGGGATGGTTCGGAGTGATGCACCGCCTCTGTAACCAAGATATTAGTAACCTTGACAGGGTAACAAAGCTAAACCTATTAGAGTGCTTAACTTGGCTAAGTTTTGAAACGGATTTAAATTTAAGTAAAACAGTAAATAGAAATGATACAGAATAAGACTTTTTCAAATGCCATTGACACCCTCAAACAATTAGGGGCAGAGCATAAACAGATTAACACCACCACAACAGGAGATATATGGAAGATAGATATGAACGAAACCTTGTTTCCTTTGTTTCATATAAATCCAGTAAATGTAACAACAGGACTTTCTTCTTTGACCTACAATTTCCAGCTCTTTATTATGGACGCTGTAACCGAAAGAGAAAACTGGACTGAGGCAAACCTTCAATCAGCAGACTATCTAAGTAACGAGCAAGAAGTGATGTCTAGCTGTTTACAGATATGTGTAGATATTATAGGAATGTTTAGACATAGTAAATGGCAGTCAGCAAAAGGAGATGGCACACAAGATATTGATGCTCCTGTTTACTTTACACAAGGTGAATATACTTTAGAACCATTCCAAGAAAGATTTGACAATCTTTTAACAGGATTTGTATTCTCTATTGGAATAGTAGTAGAAAATGACTTTCAGACTTGTACGATACCAGTAGCTAACAATCCAATAGGGAAATAATGTGGAAATTTAAAATAGGAAAATATAAAATAGAAATAGGATTTTTTAAAATAACAATAAAATTATAACAATGGCAGATTTAACAACAACAGTTACAGAAAGTGTCGTCTTGAATGGAGCTTTACGAGGCAATACAAACTCAGTAACAACAACAGGAATTAACAATGTATTTGAAAGAATAGTAACTTGTATAAATTCACAAGAAACAACAGTAGCAGTATTTGATACAGCACCCTTTACCCCTGCTGGAACAACAGCAATAGATGTGCAAAATGCTAGGTACATTAGAATAACTAATTTAGATGCAGACGCTTGGGTAGAAGTGGCAATCATAACGACAGTTACTTATTATGTAGTATTGCTTACTCCTGGAAATTCACATATCCTTTGTCAAGGTGAAACAGTAGCAAGGGCAGCAGATGGTACAACTGCGAGTTTTGGCTCTTTAGAAAATTTAGCATCCATAACAGTAAAACCTGTTGGAGTTTCTTTTGACCCTCAAGTATCAGTATTTGTCGCAGCTATCTAATGGACACTAAGAGTTTAGAAAAATTCTTAGAGCAGTTTGGCAAAACAGTTATGGAAAGGTCTAAGGAAAATATTGAAAATTCTAAAGATGCTATGGGTAACGCAAGAGGAGATACAGCTTTAGGGCAATCAATTAGATTTGAAGTAGTACCTACTGACAAAGGATTTAGTACTAGGTTCTATATGCTAGACTATGGAACTTATTTAGACAAAGGGGTTTCAGGTAATGAAGAAAAAATAAGTTATACTAATACAAAAGGACAAATAGTTTCAAGCCCTTATAGTTATACTACTAAACAGCCCCCCACAAGTATTTTAGAAGTATGGATTGCAAAGAAAGGATTAGAAGGAACAAAAGGAAATAAGTCTTTTGCTTTTGCTATTGCTAAGACTATCAAAAAGAAAGGAATTAAAAGCCTTAGTTTCTTCCAAGCTCCTTTAGGTGAAGAATATGAAAAACTAAAAGAAGGGATGCTAAAAGAATTAAAATTAGATATTGAAAGTTATCTTACTACTTTTTACAGAAATTAAATAACAAAAGATTATGGCACAAGTATCAATAGAACAAAAGCCCTTATATAGAGTACTCCCTATAGGACAGCAAGTAATATTTACAATAGCAGAACCTACAATAGTTGCGACTATGTTTAAGGTAAAGTTTATTGCTGAAGTCCACGCTAGTAATACAGCTATAAATTTAAGTACAACAACTGATATTATAGGTACTTTCAAGACCACGCCTAATAATGCAGGAGTAGGTATATTTGATTTAAGACCTATACTAGAAACTTTTGTAAGTCCTGATAATGAGCCTTACTCCAAAGCTCCAGCAGTTTCAGAATACAAAGGAACTCCTGCATTAACACAGATGTTTCCTATTCATTTAGTAGATAAGTATTCTTTAAGTAATAACAGTATTAAATACTTTGCTATACAGTTTAAAATAGAATTTGCAGAAACGGCTGATGGTACTGTACTTTCACCTGGTGATGGGGTGAATATAAATAATTCAGATAATAGTATTCAATATACAATGTTTAATGGGGTGCTGCAATATGATGATGTTCTGACTTTAGATGGAAATGATTATGGATATAACTTGGAGCTTTTTGAACTTACTGATAGTGATAGTAAATTTTTAAGTAATGCCCCTACCACTCAGTATGCGAGGCTTACAGATTATGGAACTTTTCCATTCTTAAATTTTGTACCAAATTCCACAGATAAGGTTACTTCTATTACTTTAAAATATTATGACAGCTCAGATGTACAGCTAGGAGTAGACTATGTTTTAAATATAAATGCAAATGGAGGGGTAGCAGCAGTAGGAAAATCTAATACAATGCTAAATTATTTTGGAGGCTTTCCTGCTAACTTAGATGGATGGTCTACTACTTGGGATACGCACAAAGCAAATATAAGTTATTACACTATTCAAGATGGTAATGGTGATAGCGTATTATATAGAATAAATATCATTTGCCCTAATGAAAGGGGATATGAAGGAATAAGACTTACTTGGCTTAATCAATGGGGAACTTGGGATTACTATACTTTTAATAAAAAGTCTACTAGAACTTTAACTACTAACAGAACTTCCTATACTCAGTTAGGTGGAACTTGGAATGAAAGCACTTTTAAGATAGCAGGTTATAAAGGGGGTAAGAAAAACTTTAGAGTAAATTCAACTGAAAAGATTAAACTAAATACAGACTTTGTTACTGAAGCTGAGGGTGTATGGTTTGAAGAACTTATTAATAGTCCTGAAGTATACATACTAAATGGCTTTCAAGATGATACAGCTAATACTATTACTAACAAATATGTAGAGCCTGTAGTCTTGACTACTTCTACTTTTGTTAAAAAGACAATAGCAAATGATAGATTGATGCAATATACAATAGAGATTGAAAAGAGTAAAATGCAAAG